GTCAAAATCACCTTCCATAGCTGTCTTAATAGCGGCTCTGTTAAAGTGCTTTAAGCCGTTAGGAGCGTCTGTCTTAATAAAGAAAGCATCTGTATCTGTTAAGAAATGGTTTACGCTTGCACCTTCAGGTAACATGCCCATGTTCTTAATGGCATTTGCATCATTATCAGCAGTTCCAACTCTTAAATTACTGTTTAAGACTCTTTCAGCAATAAATTGTAACTCTTTTGGAATTATCAACTTAGTACCTCTAACAGCAATCTTTAAGCCTCTCTCATCTTGAAAACCAGCAATGTCTATCAAAGCTTGCTCAAGCGAAGTCTCGTTTAAGTCTGACGCTACACTTAACAAGTTACTTTGATTTCCACTGATTGTTGGATGAGATGCACTTAATAAAGCAACTCCATCGCCACCTGCAGTAGCTCCTGCAGTAAAAGCATTGTTCAAGACAGCCGCAGCTTTAATTTGCTTTGTCTGTGCCATTGAACGTGCCAATGCTTTTGTGTAACGACCCGCAAGACGATCATAAAGATTATCCTCAATAGCTTCTTCTGTAATTGAGAAAGCTAATGCAATAGTCTCATGTGTGTATCTTGAGGTAAAAGTTTCTTGTGCGTCATCGAAGCTTATCGCTCCACCCTCTGACTTAGACGGTGCAGTTGAGAAGCCTGCTAACATCACTTCTTCTTCAAACGCTCTGTCTGATGATTCTTCATCAAAAATCTCAGAATGCTCGTTCTCATAACGATCGTACTCTAAACCAAACAAGGCGTTTAGTCCAGGTTCTAGCTCTTTTGCTAGTTGTGCTCTTGATATAGCCATTTTCTAACCCCTTCCTATATTCCTGTTGTAGCGAAAGTACCTACTGCAATAGTAGTACCGCTATTAAAGTGACCATTTAGTCTTACGATGTATTGATGACCAACCGCAGAATAGTCTGAGTTAGCTGCATCTTCGTAAAGACCCACAATCCTAACATCTAGTGTATTAGTTGTAGCCGCTGTACTGATATCTAACATATCGCTAGATCTACCAGTAGCTGTGGTACCGTTGTTTACACTTGCCATGTCGCAGTTGATAAAAGTATCCGCAAGAGCTGTTGCTCTATTAGTGTTTGTACCATCTGCTACTACAACATAAAGTTGCATAGGATCATCATGAATAAACGCTTTCACAGGAAAATTTGTGTCTACGCTTACTGCATTAGATCCAGGCCAGAAGTTCTTAAAAGTGGTTTTTCCAGTTACTGAGTCTACAAACTCAACACCTGCTAATACACCTAACGGAGCAATCGCTTGATCCGAAATAACGATAGTTCCACTTGAGTCAGGAACTACTATACCGCCGTTGAATATAGCTGTGGTGTAATCATTTGCAATCTCATACTGAGTAGTGGCATTGTTATTAACATTACCACCTACTTTGCCGATCGGTCTAAGACCAAAACCAGCTGATAGATTATTTGCCATTTATTTTACTCCAATAATGGGGCTTCCCTATTTTTTATTAGGTCCGCCAAAGGTTACACGAGATTGACGATCTGCTTTAGAAATCGTCATAGTTGAATGTGCGTTTTCCCTCATCATGTCCTGATCCACAGCTTCCATTTGGTCATTCTTCCTACTATTGAAGTAAGCCGTTCTTTCTGCAATGGTTTCTACGGGCATACGAGCTAAAACTAACCCACCTACTCCGAAAACACCTTCATATTTACCCGAATCTACTACTGGGGCTTCAAAATCTGGATATTCGTCAGCTCTTACGAGCTCCCAACCTTCTCTCATTTTTGCAGAAACATTCTTGGTATCATTGAAACCACGAGTTTCCGCTCTTATCCATCGATGTTTAAAGCCATCTGGTGCGGGTGGTGCATCCAGCATGGATGGTGGAGCCCACGGCTTACGCGCTGCCGCCTTCTCCCTTGTTTGTGTTGCGCGAGGAGTTCTCTTAATAGAACCTTCAAACATTTCGTCTTGTTTTTCCATAATCTTACTCCTTAACGTATTTTGCGTATTGTTCTAAACTTACCCCAAGTTTTTTCGCCATAGCGACTTGCCTTTGAGTTAGTCTAACCTTATTCCCACTACTACGCCCAGTTCCAGAGGATCTATTAACAGAGGCAACCGTCTGGGCGGGCCGCTTACTCTGAGATCCTTCCTTAAACTTATGAGGAAATTCTTCCTTCATACGTCTATCTAATGTATCATAGTACTCATCGGTCTTCGGGTCAATACCTTCTGATTCAACAAGTTCTTTATGAATACCAAATGCTGCATAGGTCATGGCACTGTCATCGCCAAACCAATCATTCCGTTGCGCCCAGCTTTCCGCTTTAGGATCAGGTCTTGCAGGAGCTGCTTGAGGCTGCCCACCCTGAGCCATGGGTTGTACTTGTGTCTGAGCTTGTTTTTGTCTTCTCTCATTAGCTGATTTAGCTTGAGCCGCTCTGTCTGCGTCTACAGCTAACTGTGTCATCTTTCTTTGTGCGGCTACGGCGGCTTCTGTATCGCCAATCTCCATAGCGCTTCTTAGAGCAGATTCTGTTTGCGTTAACTCTGATTCTACGCGACCGCTATACTGATCAACATAACTATTATCCATTTGGGTTAGTCTTTGAGCTAACTCTTGGTTTTCTTTAGCTTTTAATTGTGCAAACCTAGTAGCTTCTTCAGCGCTTTTTTCAGCCTCACGCATTTTCTTTGTAAGACGGTTAATTCTTTTTTGAGTTTGATTTTCACTTTTTGAAAACTCGTCCTCAGTAGCGGTTTCTGTTGTCTCAACTGCATCAGTAACATTCGTATTCGGTTCTTCGACAGTAACTTCAACATCAGGACCCTCTTCTTCGCCTAAATCTAAATCTAGTTCTGCTTGTGCTTCTTTTCCACTCATATCTACCTCTTAATAATGTAAAATGTCTTCAGGGTCCATAATTTTTGCTAAAATCTCGTCATCATTTAAAATTCTGACTTCTCCACCATCAATTTTAAAACGAGACCCAGCGTATCGGGCAAACATTACCCAATCCTTTTCTGCACACCAAGGTTCTGCAGGAAATTTCTCTTTATCTTTGTAAGCTAAAGAACCAACTTTCAAAACATATCCAACTTGTGTGGATATTTGTCCTTCTTCTACAAGTTTATCTGGTAACAAAATGCCGCCTTCTGTTTTGCCCTTACCTCTATATGGCAAAATGAGTATTCTCCAACCTGTGGGTTGAGGCATTCTTTCTATTAAGCTTTTGTCAATTAAACTAGGGTCTAGCACCCTGTCTTTAGGGTCTACATACTTTTCTTCTAACTCTGTAACAGTGGCTTCCATTTAAATTTCCTCTTGTTCTTGTTTTTCTAAGAGGTTCTTTATTTCTGTTTCTATATATCCCAAAGCTTCAAGACCGCCCATTAGTTCTTTGTAATGTTCCATATTCTTTACACTGTTAAATTCTAAAGCATTAAGAATAACCTCTCTTCTTTCTTTTATAAGCCTAAATACAGCTTGTGCAAGATAAATCTCATTCATTTCTATAAAAACCTCATATTGTTCTATTCTGTCGTATAATCTCTTATACTTTCAAAACTACTTTCGCACATTGGGCATTTATATTCAACAAATTTTACAATTCCTGCAAAAGGTATGGGTTCTTCTTCAATTACTTCTCGTATGGCTATCTTGTGGATATAACAAATTTGAGTTTTTAACGACACTTTCGTATTCCTTCAACATGCCTTCTGTAGAAATAATTACCTATTTTATTAAAGAACTTAAATAACTCTAAATTTAGTCTAGTTGCTACCGTCATTTCTTTTTGCCTTTACTTACAATATTTTTTAGTGTTTTTGCTTGTCCAGCATGTAACTTACTAGCTTTTTTTAAACCTTTAATAACTTTGTTTATTTTCTTTTTCATTTTGTTAATCCTTTGTACTTTTCAAAACTGCGAAGTCCGCCCAATCCGAGCATTCCCATTAAAACCGTCATAAGTGAACCCATGTCAAAAGTTGGCAATTCCGGTATTACTACATCTAAATATGCACATATAAATATAGTAACGGGTGCTAGGACAAAATGCCAACAAAGAGCAATTCCACATGTCCAGCCAATAAAGGGCCTCCATCCGCTTACGAAGATGGATTTGTGCTGTGCTTCTACTTTGTTTATAGCTAATTGACCTTTTGCCAATTCCTGAGCATGGCTCTCTGCCATAGTGGCAACTTCGTGTGCCAGCTTATTCTTCATGTCCTTATCTTCTATAAATTTGCCAAGAAGATTACTTACTGGTCCTATTAACGCTGTTAACATTATTATCTCCCTTATGTTCGTGACCCATCCATATGCCAAATACACCTGTCATAACACCCATAACCACAGATACAAAGGCCGATTGACTTGCCGTTGGTGTATCTAAACCCATAAACCATTCAGCACAACGCCAAGACATGACTGTACTAGCAAGCATCATCAGTCGAGGTAGGATCTTCCATCTTAAAAAAGTGTCTACATTCATTTTATTAATATCTCATTCAATCCAAAGCCTTCTAGTAAAACTAAAGTAAAGAATAATAACAAGATGCCTCCTGCTATTAATTTACCACTAAAGTTAGTAGACCCTATTTTAATTGCGACAAATTCGTTACCTAGTATTCTAAGAGACAACTCAAAAGAATTATTACTTAAATCTAAATTTATTATTTTCTTTTTTTCATCTGTCATTAATACACCTGTACTGTATTAGGGTCTATAGTAGGTATAAGTTTGCACATACATTGATATGTTTCTTCTTTTGTGCCTTTCATAACAACTTGATTATGCAGTTTATTTTTATACATAAGACAATGGTTCACATCTTTAAAATACACTCCGCCTTCTAGTTTAAGGCCTAAATAACAAACCAACATGAAGGCAGTCACTTTTACAAGAACTCTTTGTAGTACTCAGAGTTCATAGAAAAAACTTCACCGCCGTCTTTCATCTTAATAGACTTAACAAGATCACCTCGTCCATTACGCATGAAGAATTGTTCTAAGCTCATTGTGTCTGACGCAGGACCATCAAAGAACTCTTTCCTTAATTCTGCTTCTGATTGTTTTTCTTTAGCCATTTTATTCACCTTTCTTAATTTTTTTCGTACCCTCAGACGCTTTTATTATACCCCCTGGATCTGGCATGAAAATCTCTTTAATTTTTGCAGAGCCTTTAGAAGCTAAAATAATACTTCCTGCTCCTAAGTTAACTTTTGAAGTTCCGTTATTTTTAGCCACCTTGACCTCCTTGGTTGTTCTGTTGTTTCATTAACTCACGTTGCATAGACGAATCAATTCTAGCTTGTGCTATGCTCTCAGAGCTCTGTAGTCTCTTATCAAACTGATCGCCTCTCTGCTCAACCTTCTTCTCTTCAAGTCCTAGTTT